ACTTTGCCGGTAAGCGCGCCGACGAGCTTGCCCTCTAGGTGCGTGCCGATCAGCCCGCCAAAGTGCGACCCGACCGCGCGCACCGCGTCGCCGCCTTGCATGATCGTTTTCGTGATCATGCCGGGCACCGCCGACCAGGCCGTGCGGAGTTGTTGAAATAGTGACGGCTGTACGACGAGCTGCGCGTTCAACAGCTTGACGTCTTGCGTAATGCCGCCGAGCTTGGTCGCGTTAATCATCGCGAGCCAGTACTCGTGTTGCCGTGCAACCTCTTCGAGCTGCGGCGAGAGTTGCGCGCCGCGCTGGCGGAGCGTGACCGCCTCCGCCCCCAGGCGCATCACTTCGTTATAGGTCAACTCGCCCGCGATCTGCACTTCGGAAAGCGCCGTTTCCCACACATGCAGCTCGTCGTCGAGATTGCCGTCGGTGATCGTCGTGATCGCGCTCTGCACCTTGCCGTTAAAGGCGCGCGTTTTCTCGGCGGCTCGCGCGGCGGCGTCGGCAGCCAGGTCCGCGCTCGTCGCATAGGCGCGCATCGCGTCGCTGACCTTGCCGCCGCGATCGATCAACGCCTGGATCTGATCGACCAGCCGTTTCGCGTTCTCGGTGTTCGCGAGTTGCTCGTCGCCGAGTCCCTCGAAGACCGTCGTGAGGTTCGCGACGTCGCCCGCGAGCGCGCTGTCGAGAATCCCGTCGCGCAGCTCGTCGAGCTTTGTCGCTAGATCATCGGCGGCGGTCGAGGCGGTGCCCGCTCTGGTGCCGAACGTCTCCAACCCGGCCCCGGCGTTCGGCGCACTCGTGGCGACGGCTCGCAGGCTCGTGTCGACCTGGCGCGTCGCGGTCGTCAGCGTGTTAATCGCGGGCGTAAACTCTTCAGTTTTTGTTTTGGTCAGGCTGAGAAAATCTGCCAGATCTTCGAGGCGATCGGCGACCCATCCGAAGATCTCACCGAAGAACCGAAAGATGGGCGTTAATTTGTCGCCGACCCAAGCGCCGAGCGTTTTGAGCGCGCCCCACAGGGCGACCGCTTCGGAAATTAGCGGTCGAATACTCAACAACGCAACATTCTTTATCACCCGACCAAGCTGATACATGACGCGCCGCCCGGTTTCGGTCGAGCCGACCAGCAAGGCCACCGCCGTCGCGGCGAGGCTGACCGGGTTCGAGAACCCGACAACGACTCGCCCGAGCGTCACCAGCACGCCGCGCAACCCTGCGGCCGACGTTGCGATCCGTGCGAGACGGCTGCCAAACTTCACGATCGCCCCACCGCCGACACCGACAAGCACGCGCTTAAGCACGCCGAGCAGCGGCAGGAGCGTTCCGAACGCGTGCGACACCGCGCCCGTAACAAACAACATCGGCCCGAGCGCGGCGACAAACACCCCCGCACCGATCGCCGCGTTCTGCATCGGCGTCGGCAGCGCGGCGAACCCCTGCACCAGCGCGCGCACCTTCGGGATCGCCGCGTCGGCCATGTCGACCAGGCGCTCGAACATCGGCAGCAGCGCAACGCCCAGCTCGATTCCAACGTCGACCAGTTTGTTTTTGAGTAGCGTCAGTCGCGACGCGGTCGTTTTGAATCGCTCGGCGGCTTCCTTCGTCAGCGCCAGGTTCGCGGTCCACGCGGTGTTGCCTTCCTCGACCGCCTCGCGCAGCAAGTCGCCCGCACCCGACGCGCGCAGCATGGCATCGCGCACGCGGATCTCCGACATGCCGAGATCTTCGAGCACGGCGAACGTGTTGATCCCGGCATCGTCGAGCGTGCCCAGCCCTTCGATAAACGTGACGATCGCGCCTGCGGCATCCACCTCGAACGCCTGCGCAAAATCCTCGCGCGCCACGCGGCCAGTCCGCGACGCAATCTCGGCGAACTGATCCAGCTCGGCACCGCCCGTCGACACGGCGCTCGCGATCTGGATCATTACTTTGCTGATCGCCGTGCCGCCCGCCTCGGCCCCGATGCCGACCGACGAGAGCGCGGTGCCTAACCCGAGGATCTCGCCCTCGGTCAGTCCGATCTGCGCGCCCGCGCCAGCAATCCGCAGCCCGAACTCGACGATCTCGGCTTCGGTCGTCGCGAAGTTATTGCCCAGGCCGACGACCGTCGATCCGAGCTTGTCGAAATCATCCTGCGCCATCCCGGTAATGTTCGCGAGCCGCGCCAGTGACGTCGCCGCCTCTTCGGCGCTCAGGTTCGTCGCGACCCCGAGCTGCGCCATTGTTTTTGTAAAGTCGAGAATGTTTTCGGTCTTGATCCCGAGCTGCCCGGCGGCCTCGCCGATGTTGTTGAGCTGATTCACCGACACCGGGATTTCGAGCGCCAGGGCGCGGAACCCTTTGGCAAGGTTTTGAAACTCGGCCTCGGTCGCGTCGACCGTTTTGCGAACACCAGCGAACGAACTCTCGAAGTCGATCGCCGCCTTCACCGCCAGGCCGCCCATTGCCGCCAGCGGCAGCGAGATCCCGCGCGTGAGCGATGCGCCCGCCGTCTGCGCCTTCGCGCCAAATTGGCGCAATTGCTTGCCCGCATTATTCAAGCCGGGCGACATCGTATCTTTGAGCCGGAGCACCGCTTCGAGCACGCCGACGTTGACAGTCGCCATTAGGTGTCACCCTCGCGGGCGGCGACCCGTTCCTGGTGCAGCGCGAACACGTTGGCGAGCACTTGATCCATCAGTGGCGACTCGTCGAGCTTGTCAATCTTTCCGTCGGCCTGCGTGTAGGCCCGCAGCGCGTTCGCATAGGCGCGCAGTTCGAGGATCTGGATCGCGGTGTCCTGCGGATCGTCGAGCCATAATTTTTCGGCGACCGTCGGCAGGCAATGGAACTCTTCGCACAACCGCGACACCATCCAGACGCGCAGCAGCTCGGGATCGGCGCTCGCCGACTCGCTGTCGGATAGCAGTCGGTGAAACGCCTTCAGCCGTTTTTTCGTGCAGCCGCATCGCTTGTCGCATCCTCTGCCGTCACCGCGACCCGACTGAGCCGCAGGATCTCGCGGAATAACAGATCCGACGTCTCGGGTTCGAGGTCGTCGATCTGCTCGGGTGTCACGTCCTCGGCTGCCGTCCACGAGACGATGCCCTCGACGAGTACCGTCGCTTGGTCGTAACTCTGCGACGGGTCGCGCTCGACCGCCTCGCGCACTTCGCGCTCGCCTCCGAGATCCTGAATGGCCGCGAACGCTTTGGCCCCGCCGATCCGCTCGACCAGCGACGCGGCACGCGTGATCACGGCTTCCTGGCACCGCGCTTTCGCCCGGCCCGACAGTTGCCGGATCGTGACCGTGTACGCCGGATCGGTCGGCGTCTGGATCTCTTTCGTGATTCGCGATGCGAACATCTCGCCCCCTTGGTACAGGACGCCAGGCGAGGCCACACTCTGCGGCGAGCGCCTGGCGTCGTGTGAAACGATCTACGCCTCTGTTACGGTGCCCGTCGGTACGAGCGTTACCTCGAACGCGGTTAGCTCGTTGCGTGTCGCGGTTCGGGTGTACTTGCTGATGATCGCCTCGAAGCTCGTCGTCTTACTGCCGCCCCAGGTGATCGTGACCGTGCGCGTGCTGTCGCTCGGGCCGTCTGCTACGTCGTTGAACACGGCATCTGGACCCGTACTCCCCTGATCGTCGAAGAGACCCCCGAGTACTAGATCGCTCGCCTTGCGTACGCCGGTCGCCAACTGCTCGAACCAGGCATCGCCGAACGAGTGCGACTCAGTCAAGATCGCCTCGACTTCGACCGCGTTGATCGACGTAATGTACGAGGTCATCGTCACGGCCGATCCCGATGAATTGTCCACCGCCACGATCAAACTGTTACTACCGTATTTCGCCATCGTTCAGCCCCTTGTCGAATGTCGCGAGGCGACCGAGGCACCGGCAGAGCCGGGGCGAGCGGGCGCGCGTCGGCGCGAGTGGTCTGCCGTTTTGGGCGGCACCGGAACCGCCCACCGTTCGAGCTTGCGGCGCACGCCGACCGTCAGTCGGAGCAACGTGCGCGCCTCGGCGACGTCCTGCTCGGCCGTCGCCTCGTATAGTCGCAGCCGCGCGAAGCGTTCCAACTCGCGCGCCGCATGTTGATAGCGTCCAAGGTCCATTAGCCTCGCGCAAAGCCCACCATGAACGTGAACTCCGGCGACGTCCCGCCGTGCGTCCAACTGGCCAGCGTGTATGTGTTCACCGTGCCAGAGACGGTTTTCCGCTCGGCCGTCACGTCGGTCGCCTGTGTGAAACTGATTAAGTCGGCGTACGTGCTGTTATCGGCTGAGTGGCGAATTTTCGCGTCGAGCGTCGGCGATGTTCCAGATTTAACCGTCACCTGGAGATACGCCGCGCCACCATTCGAGCTTGACGCGCCGAAATTCGTCGCAGCGCCGGTCCCGCTCGCCGACTCGGAGCCGAGCGCGTGGAGGATCTGCCCGTTGTCCTTCTGCCCGGTCACGGTCCAACTTGCCGACGCCTTCGTCAGCTCGTCGCGCGTCGCGGTGCGCGTATACGTGCCGCCGAATGCGCCCGTGTGCCCGACCATCGCCTTATGGATCGTGTTTCCTTCGTAGGCGTAACAGACCACGCGCGACGTGGCCTCGTTGCCGCTGAGCGCCGCGTTGACCGAGTCGCTGGCATCGTCGTAGAAGCCGTCGGCGGTCAGCTCGGCAGACCGCACGCCGGTCGCCGTCTGCTCGGCCCAACTGTCGCCGAGGCCGGTTGTCTCTTCCATTTCTGCCGACGTGCTATCCGCGAGCGACGTCGAGACGCCGGTCAGGTTGTAGCCGTCGACCAGAAAAAACCCGACATCCTTCGCGCCATACTTCGCCATTAGTCGCCCCCCCTACGTGCACGCGACCGCCCGCCCGTGGCTTCGCTCTTCGGGATAATCAACTTTTGCTTCGAGAGCCAGCCGATCGACTTGTCGGGCACCTGGTCGCACGTCTCACCCTCGGCGGCCAGCACGTCGCCCTCGCGATTCGTCAGGCGCGTCGTTGCGATGTAGTCTTTCCCTTTTGGCATTCTGATCACCTCGTCGCGCGTTCGAGATCGCGCTCGGCCTCGTGCTGAAGTCGTGTCTCGCGCCGCCGTTTCGATCGCGGGTTCGTCGTGCTCAATCCCGCGCGGACAACCCCGGCCCCGCACACGCCGCAAACCCCGGATCGCACTTCGCCGAACCC